AGCCACACACATGGAGAAAAAAATGGAATTAACAGAAGAAAATGTAATTAAGGTTCTTGAAGAACTCCTTCCTTATATTGAAGCGGATGGAGGATCCCTTCAGTTTGTAGAAATAGAAGAAGAAACTAACTTTGTTAAGGTTAGATTAGGTGGTGCGTGTGAGACATGTGCTATGAGTGTTATGACCTTGAAGCAAGGTATAGAAAAGAAATTGATGATGGAGATTCCTGATTGTTATGGAGTAGTTCAAGTGTTGTAATGGAATTAGACAAGCAAATAAAATTAGGACATTTATTGCTGTCTACTAGAGAATGTAGAACATGTGGAGAAAGAAAAAATTTAATAGAAAGTTTTTACCGAACGAGGAAGGATAGAGGGCCAGTTGCTTCTTCTTATTCTTATGAGTGTAAAACATGTACTATAAAGAGAATTTTAGAGAATAGAAAGAAAGAAAATCCTTTTCCTGAATATAATTATCCTGATTGGTAACTGTTCACGGCATGTTTCCCCATCGAAAATGTCATAAACAATAAATAATTTCAGGTAAAAATGAGTATTTCGGAGAAGAATATGGCGACTCCTCAATTATCACCTGGAGTAGTAGTTAGGGAGGTTGACCTAACTGTTGGAAGAGCAGATAACGTACTGGCTAATATCGGTGCAATTGCTGGACCTTTTAGGATTGGTCCCGTAGAGGAAGCAATTAGCATTACTACCGAACAGGAATTAGTCAACACATTTGGAAAACCACTATCAACTGATAGACAGTATGAGTATTGGATGAGTGCATCATCTTTCCTTTCATATGGTGGTGTTCTAAAAGTTGCAAGAGCAGACGGTGCAACTCTTAATAACGCAAACGCAGGTGCTCCGATTGGTGGAGTTGGTATTGCTTCTACGAGCAGTATTAAAATTAAGAATTATGATGACTATCAAGGAAGTTACACAGATATAACAAGTGCATGGACATGGGCTGCTAAAGATCCTGGTACATGGGCAAACAATATGAAAGTTTGCTTTATTGATGATATTGCAGACCAAACGATTGGTTTCTCTACGGTTGACCTTTACAAATATGGTTTTGCGGTAGGAACAGGAGTTACTTGGGCATACAGTGGAACAACAGCAGGTATAGGTACAACTGCTACTGAAAATGGATATGTAAAAGGTATTGTTACTGGTGTTGCTACTAACACAAGTTCTACTGAAGAAAGTACCATTAATGTAAAGATTGTATCCAGAGTTCAAACTACTGGTGCAGGTGCTACTGAAACCGCAATCGATTATTCTCAATTTGATCCTCAATCATCAATATCAAAAGGAGATACAGTATTTGCTGTAACCTCTGCTGGTATTAACACTGATAATGGATCTCTTTTATTAACAAATGGTTTGATTACTGGTGTTACTACGGTTTCTGACTGGTATAATAACCAAACACTTGATCTAACAAACTCTACAGTTTATTGGAAACAGATTGCATCAAAACCAACAACAAGTAAGTATAGTGAAGATAGAAGTGGTAGAAATGATACCATGCACGTTGTCGTTGTTGATGATGATGGATCAGTAACAGGAATTCAGGGAAGTATTCTTGAGAAGAGTCTCTTCCTTTCTAAAGGTTCTAATACAGTATCTGATGTTGCTGCACCTGAAAGAGTTTACTATAAAGACTTTATTTCACAGCAATCTTCTTACCTATATCCTGGATGGAACCCATCTACTGCAGTTGACAGTTACTTCAAAACTGAACCAACAGCTACTGGATTCACTACTTATTCAGGGGTTAAGTCTGATTCATTTACTGCACTTGGTACTGCTGCAGGTCTTTGGGGACAAGAAACTCAAGGAGTTATCTTTAATGCTATCGGTAATGTAACATATTCTCTGGGTGGTGGTGTTGACTATGCTGCTTCTGGTGGAACTGAATATAAGGCAACTTTAGGATCTTTAGCTAGTGCATATGATCTCTTCTCTAACCCAGATGAGGTAGAGGTTGATTATCTAATCATGGGACCTGGTTTAGGTTCTGATGATGAATCTCAAGCAAAAGCAAATAAACTTATTGCTATTGCAGAGTCTAGAAAGGATTGTGTGGCTGTGATTTCACCAGACAGATCAAATGTTGTAAATGTAACTCAAGGAGAAGATCAAACATCTAACATTATTAAATTCTTCTCACCAATCAATGCATCATCTTATGCAATATTTGATAGTGGTTGGAAGTATACTTATGATAGATTCAATAATCAGTTCCGTTATATTCCATGTAACCCAGATGTTGCAGGATTAATGGTTAGAACTGAAATTGAAGCATATCCTTGGTACTCACCTGCTGGTCAACAGCGAGGAGTCTTGAATAATGCAATTAAACTTGCATATAATCCTAAGAAGGCTCAAAGAGATGTTCTTTATGAGTCAAGGATTAACTCTATTATTAATCAGTCTGGAACTGGTATACTTCTCTACGGTGATAAGACCGCATTGAATTATGCATCTGCATTTGATAGAATCAATGTTAGGAGACTATTCTTGACAGTTGAAAAAGCACTTGAATCAGTTGCAAATGCTCAACTCTTTGAATTCAATGATGAAATAACTCGTGCTAATTTCTCTAATGTGGTTGAACCATACTTGAGAGATGTTCAGGCAAAGAGAGGACTCATTGATTTCCGAGTCATCTGTGATGAAACTAATAATACTCCTAGTGTGGTTGATAACAATGAATTCCGTGCCGACATCTTCTTGAAACCCACTAAGTCTATTAATTATGTCACCCTTACTTTCGTTGCTACCAGAACTGGAGTCAGTTTTGAAGAAGTAACTGGAAGAGTTTAACTTTATAATTAATTACATAGGAGAATTTAACCAATGGCCAGTTTAAAAACCATTACCCAATTTAAGTCGAGACTTGCTGGTGGCGGTGCTCGTCCTAATTTATTTGAAGTAAATATCAATGACTTCAAATATGCATCAGAGTGGGATAACGAAACATTCCAGTTCTTATGCAAAGCAACCGCAATGCCAGCCTCAACTATAACACCAGTTGAGATTCCTTTTAGAGGAAGAATTTTGAAAGTGGCGGGTGACCGAACCTTTGATACATGGAGTGTTACTGTTATTAACGATGAAGACTTTAAACTAAGAACTTCATTTGAACAGTGGATGAATGGTATTAGCAAATTAAGTGATGCTAGTGGACCTTCCAGCCCTAATTCATATATGGGTAATGCCACTGTTAATCAGTTAGGAAGATCTCCTGAAGGTCGTTTTGGTACAGCAGGTACTGGAGGAGAAGATGGTAGTGGGGGCGGTGCAACATATGAACCACTAAGAACCTATTATATGGATGGAATATTCCCAACAGAGGTCTCAACAATAGATCTTTCGTATGAAAGTGGGGATGCTATTGAAGAGTATACTGTTACCTTCCAGGTTCAATACTGGATTGCAGGATCTAAGACCAGTGCAGGTGTTCCATCTGATCAAACTGGCACTGTCGTGGTGTGATAAATAGTCCAATAAAGGGCATCATTAAATAAATCATGGCTAAATTATTTGGGTTCTCGATAGAGGACAACGAACCACAATCGTCGGGTATAGTCTCTCCCATTCCTCCTTCAAACGAGGATGGGAATGACCATTATTTGACGAGTGGTTTTTTTGGTCAATATGTAGATATTGAAGGTGTCTATAAGACAGAATTTGAATTAATTAGAAGATACCGTGAAATGGCATTACACCCTGAGTGTGATAGTGCTATTGAAGATATTATAAATGAAACTCTTGTATCTGATTCTAATGACAGTCCTGTTGAGATTAATCTTGATCATTTAAATGCAAGTGATGGAATTAAGACTAAGGTAAGAGAAGAGTTTAAGTTTATTCTAGAACTCTTAGATTTTCAAAAGAAGGCTCATGAAATCTATAGAAATTGGTATATTGATGGAAGATTATACTATAATAAGGTAATAGATTTAAAGAAACCCCATGAGGGAATTCAGGAATTAAGATATATTGAC